CTTCTTTAATTGCTCTTTCGTACCCATTAGCGTCAGCTTGTAGGTATGCCCAAGAAGGATTTGAATAGGTCTCAATAGAAACCTTATTCGTTTTAGAGGATTGAATTTTCTTCTCTAAGATTGCCGTTAGGCGTTCCCTAATCAACCCTGATGCTTTAAAAGAAGCCACAACCTCCTCTTTCTCTTGTGGCTTCAGTCCTGCTATTAAGTTAGATTTCATTATACTGGTAGTGTTTGTTCAACTGCCAAGTCTTCCTGCGTCTGAGCAGCTAAGCGCTGAGTATCAGCATTCTCTGAAACAGCAACGTTAGGACGGAACAGTCCAAAGCGTCTAAAGCCCAGGAGGTCTTCAGTCATCTTAGCAAGCTGCAACGACGAGATGTGAGGAGCAATCTGCTGCCACACTGGCGTATTAGCAAGGCTCGTGAGGTTCTGAACCATCTGTGCTTGAGCAGCAAAGTGTCTAGAACCAATAGGACGAAGTACACCAGAAGCTGTAATATCTTCCTTCGTAATTTCCATAAAGGACTGAACACCTAGATCGTTGTCCAGAACACGTACCCAGTCAGCAGCATCCATATTACGCTTACCTGTTTCCAACATTGCGTTAAGGACAGGTTCCAACATCTCCAGTTCAAAGTGATTGAGCTTTTCTTGGAAGATACGTCCTGCTGCGTTCTGAAGCTCTCGCACTTCAAATGCCGTCTTTTCACCCGGAGAACGAATACCCATTGCTTCACGAGGAGCACCTGCGTATTGTTCCATTCTCATCTCAAGACGATCAATGTTGTTATCTGCTTGGAGAACCCATTGGACGTTCTTAGCAAGCTCGGTAACCTCACCATTCTCATCAATGTGAATCTCCACTCCAGGAGCCCATTGGAACTGTTCTACTTCACCCTTCACGACAATAGGAGGTAGCACAGCCAAGTCCATAGCGTCAGACTTCAGATTTTCCAGATGGTCTATACGATATTGCATTCCCACCAAGTTGTCTAAAGGCCCCATAGCCCAGAGATTATCAGGACGGGTACGCCACCCTACATGGTAGATCGGTGCGTGGCCCAGCCAGCTATCATAGGGGCGTTGGTTAATAACCCACATACGATCCACGACAGTGATAATTTGGTCGCCCATATACTCACCGGTGTCTTGACTGTGATAATCACCATAGAAGGTTAGGAACTCTACATAACCACTTTGAAGATACTCAGTGTAATTCCCGAAACCGTCAATCTGAATACCCTCTGCTTTGTCAGAGTCTTCAATACCATATGCGTTCATATGGGCCATCAGCTTATCTCGTTGCTTCAGAGCATTCTGCAACCATGCATTCTCAGGCTGCTCTTCCCCCATCTTCTTAAGCTCACCAATGTTGTGCATACTACGAACGATCTTCCACGAATCTTGGAAGGACGAAGCAATAGGGTTAAACACAATGTCCAAAGGGCTAATACGACGAGAGACGGGACCAATGTAGCGTGCTACACGATTACCATCTCCCCGACGTGCATAGGAGCCTTCAAATTCAACCGTAGCGAACGCATTACCATAATCAATATAGTCATATACGATCTTACTGATTTCGCGCCTAAAATGGCTTTCTCGGGTCTTGGTGGACATGTATGCTTCAATAGCTTCTACCTTCTGCTTCTGAGCATCATTCTGAGAATACGCTTCCCACTTCAACCATTCATCGTTTGGAAACAATGCAGAGATGTAATTAGAATGTAGATTGTCACGAATCTGACAAAGCTTAGGAAGAGTTGTGCTGTTCTTCCAAGGCAAGCTCTTATTCGTAGTAGTCGTTGTATCAGTTGCAAAGACGTAGTTACGAAGTTCTTTCCAAGCTTCAATCTTTGGAAAACGTTGCGTATTGAAAGTATGCCACGTATGAGCAATGTTTTTAGCGATATTATCACGACCAAACATTGCAGTGATTTCTAGAGGCTTCTTAGCCATATATTCCTTTAGTAAGTTACTCCACCAAATCTAGGGTGGAAGACAAGAATGTTAGAGGTGGTTTCAGAAGGGTCCCTACGTCTCTTAGGCTTTACAGCTACTTCTACGGCTGATGCAAGGGCATCTTTAATGTCATCATGTGGAGGCCTAGCCAGAATAAGTTCTTCCTCCAGAATGTCCGTATAACCGCCTTTAAAGTGCCAAATCTGTTGGTTGTCATAACGATGTTCCAAAGCAGAAGCGATACGCTCTTGTTTAGTACCTTCGTTACGAGTTGGTCTATGTTCGTCAATAGAAATAGGAAGACCTTCTTCTCTCATTTTATCTTTCAAATCTCGTACAATAACCGCCTGCGCAACAGTAACTTCAGCCCGTAGTTTCTTAAATTCCCACTTAGAATGTAGTTCCGTCAAATGCTTGAAATACTCAGAAATCTTATCACTCTTGAACACATCAATATCAAGGACGTAAATAAACCCGTCTTCATCCATCCCAATGACTACAATTGCTGTGTTATCGGATTTCTTAGATAAGCTGAAAGCAAAGTCAATAGCAGCATAAACGTTCAATACCTTCCCACGAAGATACCAACGACCATCCGATTGCTTTAAAAACTTCTTATCGTAGTATTGAAATTTACTTCGATCAATACGATTACTACCGGGATCATTAGGATCATTGTAGTATTGTGCGTAAAACTGCACTTTATCCGAATATTCAGCACGAATCCGTGAAAGAACTTGGTTATCAAAACCAAAGAACTTTCCGTCATCACGCATAGTTTTAGGCCATATGAAGACACCGTCCTGTTCTACTGCAAACTCTTGTATTTCCCAAACAGGCTGTCGTTCAACAACATTGTCCTCATTATCATACACTTCATATTCTTGCGTCTTCCAAGTTGCATAAATATCAGAAGGATGGTAACGAGTACCGCAAGCCATTGTAAAGCCACCAGCATTACGAATAGACGTAAACTGACTGCTTTTCTTCATAACACTGTCTCGACCATCTTCGGTATAGGCATTCTCAGGGACTACTAAGTCATCTGCAATGATAATATCAGCGTGCCATCCTGTCGTGTTAGTAGTCAATCCAGCTGTTTCAATAGTGGCGTCTCGAATACCTTCTTTACGTCGTTTAGGATGGTCAATACTAATTGTAGTTGTATTCCAACGTTCACGTTTACCATCTTGAGGATGGACATATTCAGGGAAGTATCTGGAATAGACCGTAGATGTAAGAATGTTTTTAATAGCGAATAGCTGTGTCTCTGCTAGACCAGAGGTTGCAGATACATAAAGCATAGTAACCTCTGGCTGACGAGTAATAACCCATGCTGCCCATGTAGCCACCATATGGCTCTTCAAATGGGCACGGGGTAACATGATTAATTTATTACTCGTAGCATTACCGCCAGTCCCGTATAACGAGTAAGTTTCCATCCATTTGAAAATTTTCTTATGAACGTCTCCGTAAATATATCCGGGGTTTACCAATTGGGCAAAGAAGAAAAGGTCATTAATCGCAGTTTCTCTTAGCGCCCTAGCCTCTGGAGGCATCTTATTTAATTTATGCTCTGCTGATATGAGCCAATCTTCAGTTTCCATGTGATCCTTTAAGACTTAAACAGCCTTACTACGTCGTTTCTATATTCGTCTTCAATGCGTTCATTGATACGTGTTTGTTTCTCGATTTCATCCTTCGTAGGACGTCCAGCACCACGAGACACCCATCCTCTATCGGCAACCCATTTAGCGGCCTGAAAATGGCCTTTACGGGCTTCCTTGATGGCATCTGTAATAGCACGGGAGCGGAGTTTAACTTCTAACTCCTCTCTCCAGTCATCAATATGTTTACGGATAAGTTTATTTTCACACATTCTTTGCCAATGCTTCCAATTAAATAAGACCTCATTTGCAAACATGTATTCTGTCGGATCTTCAAATTCAAGGTATAGGCGTTTCATAGAAAGATACGTTTTACCATCATGAACATGATCTTGATCTTTCAGTGTGAACAGGGCCTCAGCCCCATATCCTAATTCTAGGAAGAGGGACTGAGTTCTAAACTTACCCATACTGTCAAGCATGGTTTCTTGTTTATTCATTATTCTGAAAAAGCTTTCTCACAATGTGTTCCGCTGCAATTAAAACATAAATTATTGTCAATAATAGAGTTGGTCGCAGGGGTTGCATGGATATCGAATGGGGTAGGAAGCCCATCAACATAGTTATCAGTAACAATACATCCACTAGCTCCAACCCCAATTACAATACCGGCACCAGTAGTACCTCGCATAGTGTTCCCGGTAATGATGGCTCGTCCGTTCACAACGCTGATACATTGTAAATCATTATCTCAAAAGTCACAAC